CAACTTCTCTTCTTATTTCCTCCGGCAACTTATCTATTTTTCCATGACTACGATTTTTATCCATCGCTATCCATCAGCTCAATTCCGTCTTCTTCTCTTGTGCCTTCCAAAACGTCAACACCCTCCGGCGTTATGTAAACAATACTGCGTGTTATGCCGGCCAGCTTATTTCCGGCGCTTCTTATAGTCACAAGATTTTTGCCCTGAAGATAGTTGCTGGCGGCTTCAATTTGCTTTTCGGTAGCGTCAATACCCACTTTTTTTAGTGATGCCCTGAGCAGCTGATAGCTTGCGCCGCCTGTCAAATTGCAAAGATACAGTACGTATCCCCTAAGTATCTGATTTTCAGAGTTTTTAACAAAGTCACTCATCTAACATAACCCCCATATCCGTAATGTCTCCTTCAGCAAGGTTTACACCTGCAGGAGTAAGCGATATTAAGCTGGCCCAATAGTTATCTTCATCAAGTATTACCTCAATAAATTCTTTTTTGGTGCCGGAGAGGTATTTGACAGCTTTTTCAATGTCGTTATCCGAGTTATGACCCCGGTACCTTAAAATATTTCGCAGGGTAGTTAACGCTACGTCTTCGCCGTATACGTCATAGAGCCTTTCGACAATATCGCCCCGAAGCTCCTTAGCCTTGATAATTTCATGCTCTTTCGCCATCATATCTCCGCCTTTTCTAATTTCGATTCTATATTTTCAATCTTTTTTTCCATCTGCACGTACGAATTTTTTATATCGTTCATGGATTCCTTGATGTCAGCCATGGTGTCAGATATTTTTTCCATGGTATTGCCGTATCCTTCAATAGTCCTTAAAAGGTGATTTTCCCTTTTTTCCGCTTCCTGCCGTAATATCTTTTCTCTTTTTTCGGATTCGTCTCTCATGATTTCTTCACGCCGTGTAGATTCAGCAATTAAAATGTTCTCCCTGTCTCTAAAGTTCCGGTATTGCTCATCAATCTGCTTATCCCTATTTTTATCCCGGTCAAAAAAGTATTTCACAAAAAATATCAGGAGAGCAGGGGTAATGCCTATTTCCACAATTGCCTTTATCCATAATGTTATGTCCATGTCTCACCTTAGGCCCCAAGCTCTGATTTAAGCTTTAAAAGCTCCTTTTCAATAACATTCCTTATGTATAACTCGCTGTCCTGCACATAATTTTCAAGGTCATCCAGCACTTCAAAGGATATAGTTTCCATGATTTCTTGGTACGCATCCTCCGCAAGCCCCAGCAGCTCCTCGCGGTCTGCCTTGCCCTCTTTAACAAGCTGCCTTAATTCCTTGCCTGTTGTTTGCTCCAGTTTGGCTACAGTTGCCGCAGCAACCGTACTTACAGCGTCCGTAGCAAAATCAAAAAGTCCGTCAACGAGTGGATTGCCCTGTATGGGCAAAATCTCCCGTCCTTCCCTCAGCTTCAGCTTTAAAAACTTGCTGGCCTGCATTATCAGGTACCCCATGCCCATACTTAAAATACTTCCAAGCGATAAAATAATAATTTCCATAGTTTCCATAAACATCATCCCTTCTTTTATTCTTTACAGTGGAATAAGAGGGGGTTTCTCCTCTTTATTCCATTATAAAGATATTTCCCTCCAGTGCGCATTTTCACTGGGAATACTTTTGAAATTACAGAAGGCTTATTTGCCCTTCCATTGGAGCTGCTTTCTTTTTTTCAAGTTTCTCCTTTACAATTCTGTATACAGTGCTAGAAGAGGTTCTATATTTGATCGCAAGCTCCTGTAGATCTCCTCCATCAAACTCTTCAAGTATTTTCCTGTACTTTACCTTTTTAACCAACTCATACTGCAAAGGTATATTTATTGCTATGCCTCCGAGGTTTTGGGATAACTTAATAAAACCCTCAATTCCTATTACCTCTGCCGCCTGCCTTTGCTTGTCCGATAAGTCATCTAATGTTAAGTCCTTTAAAAGTTCTTCAAAGCTCATTTAAACCGCCCCTTAAAGCCTTATTTACATATTTGCGATTACGGCAAACATTTCTCCTACTGTTATGGTCTGGTCTAATTTGTGTTCCCAATATTCCGGGGATTTTATGATGCCTTCTGCCACAAGCTTCTTAAAAGCGTTTAACTGCCAATCAGGTGTATTGCCGATGGCCGGTTTTAACTCTGGTTCAGCTGCCTTTGTATTTTCTAATTCCTTCATCATCTTTACGATATCCTCTCCATAAGTTTTTGATGGAGCCCAGCTGCTACCAAGGGCTTCAACTGTTTTTCATTTGCCTAAAAGATAATCAAAATGCCTTGGGTCTGGCGTATCTTTTTTAGGATACCCGGAGGCTCCTGCGTAAAGAGCCAGATGGTCAACCTGAGCTGCAATACCCTCTTGCCATGATGCAAACCGCTTGTGAGCCTCTTTATCGTAATCACCGCCGCCGGCAGTATTTTTAAGGCCGCAGGTGTTAAAATACGTTGCATCAAGTACGCCGCCAAATTTGCCATATCCTGTTTCTTTAGCGCTTTGACAGTAGGCTACAACAGGATTTACACCCACGGCTCCGGCAATTTCCCAAAATTTGTCTGCTAACTCTATAAAACAATCAGCTGCTTTTAAATTTTTTGCCCATGCCTTGGCCTGCGCCGCCGTTGCTGTTGCTTTGCCTATAATAGACCTGCCACCATCAATAAAGTTAACCTCAGAACTTTCGCAGATGCCCTTAGCAATGGCTTCAGCGCAAGCCTCTCTATAAGCGTCTGTTTTTAAAAGCTCCGCTTCAACCAAGTTTGTCATAAATCCGCATTCAACCAATGCAGCAGGCATATTTGTATCTCTTAATACCTGATAATCATTTCGCTTTAAGCCTCTGTCTCTGCGTCCGGTAAAGGCTATCAGCTGCCTATGTATGTTGCGGGCTATAATTTCTGTTTGACTTCCGGCCGGTATAATAGGATGCACATAGGTTTCGATACCGTTGGCTTCATTCCATTCGCCATCCCCAAAAGCGTTAGCGTGGATTGAAACATAAAAATTAGCGGGGCGGTTATATTTATTTAAGATAGTATTATTGGCAAGGGCCGTCCTCTTGTTGAGTGGTACATCTGTATCCGATACTGCCACATTAATAACATCAAATCCTTGCTCCTTAAGCATTTTTTCAAGATAGATAGCAACTGCTTTATTAAATTCACGCTCCAGCATTACGCTCCCATCCGGGAAAGTTGGTGTCCTTTTGCCGGCAGTATTGAGCCCATGCCCCGGGTCTATAGCGATTAACGTTTTCATACCATTTCCTCCTTTTTCTTTCGGATTTTCATAGACTTAAGAGCTTCTATGACCTGTCCGGCCGTCCGGCTGTTTACCCAATTAATATGGGAGATACTAAACCTCTCTGCTATAAATCCGCTGAGCCTGTCCATATCAACATGGCCCTTATCGTCTGTCCAGCCCAGCTCCTTAGCAAGCCCTTTCATAAACTTAAGCTGCCGCTCCGTCATCATGCCGGGCGTATTAGTCTTATGACCCTCCAAGCTGTCAATTATTTTGATGGCCTCGGATATGCTTAGCTCCTTAATGCTGTCTCTGCCTGTAAGGGCAAATATATGAGAGTGGAGCATGTCGCTGTCTAAATTCCGTTCCCGACCTAAAGCATAGATCTTTCTCATTTGAGCAGGGGTAACTTTACTCACCATTTAATCCTCCTTCACAAGGATAAATTTGCATTTATCTGCTGCAAAAGCGCCTACGTACCGCATTGCTATGTAGGCAAGCTGCATACGTACTTCAAAGTCTTCCGCAGTTTCTGTTCCGCATCCTTTACAATTTATATCCTTTATCAAGTCCGAAACGGCTGCCGAAAGAAGCTTTACTTGTTCTGCTGCCGCTGCCCATTCTTCTCCTGAAAGGGTTTCTCCTTTAAATTTATTTTCCATTAATTAACGCCTCCCTTTACTTTTGGGGGTTTGAGCGCCTTCTCCAACTTGGCTTCCAGCTTATCATGGCCGCTAAAGCCATATTGCCTTTGGATATCACTTGCTTCTTTGACAAGATATAAGATATACTCTAAATCCTGCTTGCTAAGGATTACCTTTGCCATATCTATCCCTTTATCCTTTCTCGGTCAGCCTCGTAATAGAAGTTGTCCTCTTCGATTTTCTTGGCCCCAACCTTATTTATTTCTTTTACCGGATAAAGGATAAGAGCCTCTTTATTTACGGTTTCCTTTACGTTGATGCAGTTGAGCATATTATATTTTTTGAGCTTCTCCAGTATTTCATCTGTCTTTTTTGTGCTATAGGAGATTCGGGTAGATTTCCGGAAGCCCACAGTACCGAAGTTCATTTCTTTTGAGCGGCCTTCCATATCATCTTTATTCTCTTCTACAAAGGCCTTAATCTGAGCTTCTAATATGGATATTGCTGTTTTTAGCGGATTACCCAGTTTTTCAGCTTTGGCCTTAGCATCGTTTATCTCCCGATTCATATCTGCCTCAAGGGTTTCAATGCCGATTTCGCATTCTCCGATTTCTTTAAGCGCCTTGTTTACATCATCCCAAGACTTAAGCTCAGGTACATCCGCTTTTACTTTACGTGCCATGTCATTCCTCCTATCTCAAAAACTTTGCATATCGGGGGTCTTTTTTCAGCTCTTCCCGTTTATCTTGTAGCTCTCCGGTCATTGCAAGATGGTTTAAATAATCTCTTACCTTGTAGTCATCTTCACTGTATTTCCGACTCTGAAAATTCTCAAATCTGTTCTTGCGTTTTGTAGTAGGAGTATTTGATGCAGGAGCGGCTGCCGCCCCTGTACTCAAATTACGTATAATACCTCTTGTATAATGCTCTTTAATATTAGGGTATTTTTCTATATGGATTTCCAGCGCTTTAATTACAATATCCGTATCGTACTTATCCCAGTACCGGAGCTCCGTAAGCTTAACCCCTTCGGATATTTTTCCAGTTTTTCGTGTAAAGCTCAGGCAATCCCAATACTTATCAATCACAAGCCTTTGCTCTTCGCTATACCTGTTAAGCAGTTCCTTCATATAATAAACACGCCCTTATGCTATATTCATTTGTTTGGCAACCGCCGCAATCCTCGGGGCTGTCAAATCGCCATAATTTTGCAGCTGGAAGGCAATAATCGTATTTACAAACACGTTGACAGCTCCTCTGAGCCCATAATTTGTACGACTGATTTTGTACAGGATTTCAAGGGCATCCGCTTCCAGTTCCGCTTCCGAAAATACCAGTTTTATGTCCTCAAGCTTAATCTGTGTAGTAGACAAGGCCGCTCTCATACCGATACGGCTAAAGAGCTGCGCATAAGCGGCCTGCCCGGAGCCTTTCATTTTTAAGTAAATCTCTTCGTTCCCGATAAACGCAATGCCTATGCCGCTTGCATCCGTTATGGAGCGTAAATGATTGATTACCCTTACCGTAAGGTGCTGAGCCTCATCAATAATAATTACCCTGTTGCTGCCCCTAAGCTTGTTTACAACCTCAACATAAGCCCTTCTGGAGACACGCTCCCTTATTTTAAGTTCTTCAGCCAAAAGCTCATTTACGCCGGATATGGTAGCAAAACAAGGGGCTATGGTTATTACGATAGCATCGGGATTATGCTTGGCATATTCTTTAATTGCCATAGTTTTTCCTATCCCGGCGTCACCATAAGCAACTGCGATTTTGCCCTGCAGGTGACAATAGGAGATAACATTTGTAACTTGCTGGCTGATTGATGTCATTACAAAAGGCGGTTCCTTTGGTGAGGCTTGCTTCTTTTCCGTAATCTCTAAAAGCTTTTCAATTTTAGGTATCATAGTATGGGGCGTTTTATATGTCCCTGATAAAAAGGAGCTTATAAGGCCACCGGAAACACCCATTTCCTTCGCAACATCAGCCTGAGACTTGCCGCTTTTCTGTATGTATTCCTTAAGCAGCTCTATAGCAGTTTCCATGTCCATCATTTCATCTCTTGTATCTTCCATTTAACTCATCCTTTCTGATTCTTTAGGTTTTCTAAAGCAGCCGTCCAATCAGCTACCTCTATAACTTCTCCTTCAAAGCCGGCTGCCTTTTTATATTCCGTAGGCTCAGGGTTAAATATAGGCCGTATAACCGCCGTATCTAATTCTTCTCCGGTCTCAAGCCTTCTGGCAGCTTCTTCTATCATAAGCTCCGTAGCCTCAGTAACCTTAATACCCTTTTGCTTAGCATAAGCGGAGATAAATTTGGTATAGCCCCTTCGCTCCTTCTGCAGCTTGGCAATATCTTCTTTCGTGGCAATATAGTCTAACTCCTCTTGTAATTGAGCGGTGCATATATATTTTTCTTCCATATCGTAAATTTTAACTTCGGATAATTCGTCCGGTGCATACCGTACATATACCTGTTTACCAAAGTAATTTGCCCATAGCTCTTGAGAGTTGTACTGCATCTTTTTACCGTAAAAGGTAAGGGTAACACCGTTTTTACCGACCTTCATCGGATTGCTCCACCGCATAAACATTGCGTCAAGCTGTGACACTGTAGCAACTCTCCTTTCTGTAAGCAGCGCGTTAAACACTGCATCCGGCGTCCGACCGTACATTGCCTCGCCAGCATGGGGCTGCTTGTTATATATGCCCTCTAAGTAGGTATCCACGTACTTAATAAATTCCTCGACCTTTTTCATTCTGTCAGGGTTTTTCACAACCGCCTTCAGCTTGTCCGGCCGCTCAAGGATAGTTCCGCCGGTGTAACCCTCAAAAAGCTTGGAAAAGTTCTCTTTAACCGTATCAAAGGCCCTTTCAATGCCCTTGGCCCTTGCATTTCTCGGCAGAGATGTTATAAATTCAATGCCTAACTCCTTAAGGATACTTGGCGGTTTAAATTCTTCATCTTTTTTTCTTCTCCTGAAACCATTTCCGCCGAAGTCGTGAAAAAGGAATTCCCGGCCATTATCCGTATGAAGCATTTTCGGGATACCATGTTTTTCGATACCTTTTCGCAGGGCGTATATTGTGGCATCGGAGCAGGGCCTATCCGTTACGCACCAACCCATCATTTTTCGGCTTCTTACGTCCATAAATGCCGTAAGATACACCCTCAAAGGCTTTTCACCGTCTGTTACCATTACGTCAAAGGTGTGGTTATCCGCAACCCATACGTCATTAGGTTCAAGGCCGTCATACCGGCGCTTGATAAAGGGTTCGCATTCGCCTATGTAGTTTTTTTCGCTGTCCCTGAAATATTTAATAGCCGGTATCGGGATTTCTTTTACAGCCCGGAAAAATGTGTCGTAAGAGGGCAGCGGCAGCAGATGCTCCCTTCCAGTTTTTATTAGTTCCGCTGCCGTCAGCGTCATGCATAAGGAGATGCCCTTTCGGGATTCATCTAGGTAATAAGCTTCGAATATATCCCAAACCTCCGGCGTAAGCTTCTTGGCGTGGCTGCCATGCTTTCCTCTCCTATCCAGCAGGGCGATTTCTCCCTTTTCCTTGTATTCCTTATCTTTTCTATATAATGTCCTTCGGGTAAGCTTCAGCATAGGATTTTTTATATTACAGAGCGCTATGTAGCTTTCATCAGCCTCAGCCTTACTCAGACCGGAGTTGTTTCTATAGGTGCGCCATTCTTCAACGATACTTTTCCATAAGCAGATTTCCTCACGTTCAGCCCCGGTCAATTCCTCTGTATTAAGCGGCTCCGGCTCCGGCAGTTCCGCTGGAGGTTCCTTCTTGCGCTGGAGCCTTTTATATTTGAGCTGCAATTTGTTGTCCAGTGATGCAAGCGGTATTCGGTATTGCAGACCTCCCCGGCCCGGGCCCTGAATATCAGGTTTTATTGCTTCAGCATCAATTTTCCCTTTGCTAATAAGCATTCTTACATTTCTTTCAGTACAGCCCTTTAGTTCAGCCACTTCTTTGACCGTTAAATATACCTCCAACCAGCATCACCGCCTTTCGCACTTCATTTCCTTGATTTACCTGTTTTCTAGTAGATTTGTTCTGTCCTCGTGTTCGTAAATACAGCCGTCGCTTTCTCTCCAGATGGACCCCTCCGGCAATCCTTCATCTTTGAGCAAGATGGGCCTTAACGATAGTACTTGATATTCAGGGTTACAGTACCTTGTATCATCTAGCGTATCTGTTATATAGCAAAACGCAAAACGCCCTGTATGCTTTCCGTGTCCATTAATTTCATTCAGTGACAGGATGTCTCCTGCCATAAGGCGCTCAGCTGTTCTTTTTAAGGTAACAAGCACCCGAGTTCCTTCAGATATTTCGTCTAATTGCTGCTGTCCGATTTCTATAACACGTACCATGTGTTTCCCCCCCCCTGTTATTTATGCAGCCCGAATGGTAATTCAAATTCATCCGGCAAAATCCATAAATGATACATATTTGCCTTATCAACTAATGTGTTTTCGCTTGGATAAACCTCTATTGCCGTTGCGTTTCTGCCAAACAATTCATTTTTTATCCTTTGTTTCTCAATCCAAGGAATATCTGTGTTATCCCTGTTTCTTATGCAGGCATGTGTAACAGTTCCCCATTCAGTCATTATCTTCCTTGTCATAACGACATATTTTCTTTCCTGTCTGTAGCATCTATCCATTTCAGCGAACCAGCCACTGCCTATACCTTTATCAACAGGGCTTGCTTCTTGTATCCATCTGCCCATAAATAATCCCCTTTTCAAAGTAAAAACTATCTGCTATAATATTTACATCTTGTATTTTCCATTTGGCATTTGCTCTTAACAGCGTCCACTGTTAATTAAGCAAATGCCATTTACTTTGCCCCGAAAACCCTTAAAACCATCATTAAAGCAGCGATTAACATCAATACCGCCATATAATCCGCTTCGGCCGTTGTCATAATTATTCCCCCTAAGCAGCCCTGTTTTTGATATACCTGCTTATGTCTAAGCCTAAAATTTCGCCCATGCGTTCAAGGTACATCCTGCCAGAGCGCCGACCTTTTAAAATATCGTTTAGGTATGTTTTTGAGGTTCCCAGCTCTTGCGCTAATTGTGTTTGCGTCATATTCTTGTCTACAAGCCGCTTTTTTACGGCTTTTCCGAGAGGAGTAAGCCATGCCTCTTTTTTCTTTATTTTCTTCCTCATGCTCCCACTTCCTTATACGTCTTCTATAATCCTGCCACTTTTTCCGCTTCTGCCGAAACAAATATCTATCCCATGCATCCATAATTTCTAGTGTTGCATATGCAGTTAACAATCCAATAGGTACGATTAAATATTCACCGCCTATGGCTTCGTACCCTCTAGCCTCATTTGCCGCTTCAATACAGTAAGGTGTTGCTAAGATAGTGCCAACTATAATTATTAAAGCAACTATGTAGCGGAGCTTAACTTTTGTTTTCATGGCCGGCTCCTCTCTAAAACTCTTACCTTGTCGCTGATACGGTGCCGTATTACTAACCTTGCAGGCGTATCACTTATAATGAGCCAGTTTTCCGGGCTTAAATTACACTTTGCTAAAAATATCTTCTGCGCCCTTGTGGGCCGCCTTCCGTTTCTCATTGGTTTTCCTCCCGTCCTCGCTAAGCAATGATATATACTAATTCCCCTTAAGACGCTTACTTATATCTCTTGATTCTCGGTCAAATGCAAGCCATGTTTTTCCGTAGTCCTTTAAATAAACAGATAAGTTTAATTCATCATCAAAAAATACTTGCTTTGCATCATAGGCCTTGTATATAGTCCATCCGCAAAAACTCCCGTCACTTATCCATATAGGCCGCCTGTCTCTTTCCCTTAATTCTTCCGCTGTCAACGGTTCTGGTTCTGTCAGAAGTTCGCCGCAGTAAGGGCAATACTTTATTTCGTAGCATTCAGTTCTCTCTTTTCGGGTACCCCCGTTAATGGTATAACAATGTAGCCAACGCTTGCCGCCTTCGACAGTTTGTATGGATAAAGGTTCACAGTTTTCAATCATTTTGCATCTATGATGTTGCTCTCTTACTGTATTTTCCATAAAGTTCCTCCTTAGTTTTCAATATCAATCCCCTGCAGGCCGTCTACCTCATCAGCCAGCCTTCTTATGTACCGGCCAATACTGGAGTATGAAATTTCTACACCCTTTTTCTCAAGCTCACTTTGCACCTGTATATAGGTATAGTTCTTCTGAAAAATCATAGTAATAACTTCATTTCTCAGTTCAACAGGCAGCTTGTCCAGTTTGCCATGGTAGCTTATACGCCGCTTTTTAGGCTTTTCAACCGGAGCCGGCAATGGAATAGGTTGAACATCGTTTGAAATAAGGTTTAAGGTCAGTTTAACTGTTTCCGCTATAATTGCCGGAAGCTGAGCTGTCACGTTTTCCATAACCTTATTTACTATAAATTCCATTTCATTTCCAGCAGTATACCCGCCGCTCTTCCTTATAGAAGGAAGAACCTCACTCGTCACCCAGCGCTTAAATTCTTTCGCCTTCGGAAGCTTGCTGGAAAGAATTAAGCTGTATAGGCCAGATTCGTTGATTATGGTCATTCCTCTGTTGCTTTTTTCTAAAGTACCGTTTCGGTAGTTTAGACGGTCTTCTCCATCAACATGCCTATTAATATCACGACTTCCATTCTCATAGCCTAAAATTTCAGCTATATCTTTACCCACGAACCAAGGTTGTCCATCAATTTCTAATGCCCTTATGCCGCCTAAATCCTTGTGGCTAAAAACCTTTAAATCATTCATTTTTAACCCCCTTTAAATATTCTTTAACTTTTTTAAATAAGATGTGATTTATAGAAGTGAATTTATTGTGATATGTAGTATTTCTAAGCTCGTTATGGTAAAATTTAAAGACGAAAAAATATATCATATATTTATTATAATCCCTAAATACGAATCAGTCAATACCTATTTAGGGATTAACTTGGATTATTTTAAATCTTGAATAGGAGGGTTTAAATTGAATATAAATCAAAGAATTTTAGATGTTCTTTCTCAGAAAGGGGCTACTCAAAAGGATATGTGCTCTGCTTTAGGCGTCGCACCATCAACCTTAAATAATTGGCTTAAATTAAATAGAAGTATTCCATCAGAATTCTTAATACCTATATGCGAATTTTTGAATGTTGAGGTTTCTTGGTTGTTAACCGGGGAAGGGGAGATGCGAAAAGAAGCTTCCGCTCCGGCAGAAGAACTAGCTCAGAAGCTATCCATGGACGAGAAAGTTCTATTGAATAACTACCGGGATATGGAAGAAGAAGAAAAAGAAAAGTTACAAAAGCATGCTGCCCGTCTCCTTTCCGTGGATAAGGCTAAGAACATTTTAGCCTCACCAAATTCAACCAGCGGAGAGGAATGCGCGACCCGGGAGAAGGCTAATTAATTTTTTAAACTTTTTATGACGAACTTTTATATCATTTTTATTTTTTACATTAATTAAGGAAGTAACTTTTTTAAAACTTTTGCCATTCTTCATGCGTAAATTTTAGGCTTCTTTTTTTAAACAGCTTTTAACACCGCATAAATACAGGCTTTTTTGATTAAGGAAGTATTTCCGCACTTCCGTAAAGATACTTCCTTAATCATTTCCATTTTATGTAAGTCATTTTTCCTGCTGTCGATTTTGTGTAATGGCAGTTAAACCGCTATTTTACATAGGTTAAAGTTCTTTTAAACTTTTTAAAGCTTGTTTCTTTAAATTAAAAAAGCCCATCATCAGGGCTTGAAATTTTAAAAATCGCTTCCGCACAAAGAACGTCAAAACTACAAAACAAAAACCGCCAAACCTTGATTTTTCGGGATTTTTCAAGGTCTAGCGGTTTTTTTCATTTTTTTGTTTTTTGTCATTCTTCATGAGTTTTTACAGCAGGTATGGTTTCCGCCGTCACATTGAATGTCGGTGCTTCGCTATATCCTGACGCAGCAAGCGTATCCTCCGGCTGCGCGGTGATTTTGACAGGAATTGCTCGAACAGTGACATTAGAAATCTCACAATCGCTCATGTCGGTGATCCATTCGCCGCTCTCATTATTTTTATAGGCATAGCCGTCTGCAAGCACGTTCCCTACTTCGCTTCCTCTTGCCCAAATGCCTGTATAACTGCCCCCCTCCAGCGACAGCGAATAATCGGTGTATCCGAATATAGAATATACTCCTGAATCTGTTGTTGTAATACTACCCTCGCCTGCACTGTCTTTTACAGTGAGAGAAGCTGTATTGCCGCTACTTCCGACTAACTGCAATACTCCGGAACCCACAGAAAAAGTATTTGTCCATGCCTTGCCATTCAAGTCAAGGATAACGGTGCCGGAAGTAATATTCACCGTATCCTCCGTAGCGACATCTTTCAGCAATGTAACCGTGCTACCGCTCATGCTCTGTGCCGCAGCAAATGCTTCTTCAATGGTATCATAATAGGTTACAGCACCCTCCGAATCGGTGACGCTGGCTTCGCCGTCCTCCGCCGTGGCGGTCAGCAGTGCCACCGTATACAGCGAAAAATGCTCGGCGGGCGCTTCCACAGATTCTGCCTCTTGATTTACAGTGGTGTCCAGACCCTTTGCTTCGCTTAAAGAATCATCCATATGAAAGACCTTCAGCTCCTGCGTGGGTGTGGCATCCTCCGTCACCATAGGCAGCTGTGCGAAAGAAACCTTTACCTCGCCCTTACTGGTATCGGGCTGAAGCTCGTTGCCCTCCGCATCCGTGATGGTAATGTCGAAGGAAACCAGCTCCGTTACGGTTTTAGCGGCATCCTCCGCTTTGACTTCTTCGCTGACAGCACTTTGGATTTTTTCCTTGTCCTCTGCATTGGTTACTTTCTCGACATGAAGGACAGCCCCCTCCGGAAACACGTCCTTTTCCGCCTTGACAGTGATTTCGATGCCGTCTATGGTAGTGCTTTGGCTGAACGCCCACTTGCCGCTGTCCTCAATCTGCACCTGAATCTGCGGCAGGCTCACGCCGTCGGCAAGGGTATAGCCCTCCGGCAGGACAGGCTCATAGAAAAATACCGCACCAGTGCTCTCGGAATCAAAGGTATCCGAACCACTGCGCTCCGCGTTGATTTCCCATGTGATGCCTGTCAGCGTCCGCTCTTCCGTGGTGATTGTTTCTGTCTCTGTCTGTTCGGTATCCGCATCGTCTGAATCTGCGCTGATGGCGGAACCGGTGGTACTTGCGGCTAAAGGCACTTCGCCACTGTCCAATACCACGGTAGCTTCGCTGGCCGTGGCGGTGTTATCCTCTGCGGCGTTTGCATCCTCCTGTGGTTCTTCCGCGTCGTTATCCGAAACAGTAGAATTATCAGCAGGGGATTCGTCAGCCGCCGGTTCTTCCGAGGTGCTCTCATTAGGTTTTGCTTCTTCGGCAGGGATTTCCTTGGGCTGAGAATCTTTCACAGCATTTTCTTCGGTTTTAACAGAAGAAACACCTATGGTCACGCTGAGCGTATCCGGCAGGTGAATGTCCGATTCCTCGGCACCCACCGCAAGCTGCTGCGTGGCAATCTCACCAGACAACTTTGCGAAAGCGGTAATGGTTTCCGCTTCCTGTGCATGGGCAGAAACACCATAGCCTGTGACCGGGTTCACCATCAGCACAGCCATCGTCAGTGCCAATAACCTCTTTGCTTTTTTTCTGACAGGAA